TAGAGGTGCCTGCGGTGGAGGCTGCCAGCAAGATCCCCGGCGCGAGCGCTGCTGCTGCTGTCGAGGTTCCCGCCGTCGACGAAGCCAGCCCGCGCCCCGCCGTGAGCGCTGCTGCCGCCGTGGAGGTGCCTGTAGTCGAGGCGGCGAAGGATACTGTCGCGAGACCCACGGTAAGCGCTGCCGACCCCGTGGAGACCCCCGCCGTCGACGAAGCCAGCAGGATCCCCGGCGTGAGCGCTGCCGCTGCTGTCGAGGTTCCCGCCGTCGCTGCGGCGAAGGAGATCGCTACCGCCTCTTCGGTCAGCGCTGCGCTCGCCGTAGAGGTGCCTGCGGTGGAGGCTGCCAGCAAGATCCCCGGCGCGAGCGCTGCCGCTGCTGTCGAGGTTCCTGCGGTCGACGAAGCCAGCCCGCGCCCCGGCGTGAGCGCTAGCGCGTCAACACTAGTCGCGGCGTCGGAAGGGGCGCTGGTTGTGTCCTTGACGGTTGCTAGAGAGTCCACACCCGTTGAAGCATCTGACGGGGTTGTGGTGTAGTCAGTCGAGCCAGCAGCAACCGCCTCGCGAAGGCAGAATGTCGCGGCTTGGATGCCAGCGCCACCAGCGTTGCTCTGCGATGGGCTTGTCCCTGGAAGCGCTCCGGTAGCCAGCGTTCCTATCTTGTAAATCATGCCCGATGAATGTTTGTCGCCGGTCTCGTCGAAGCCAGCGCCGCCAATCTGCAAGAATGATTGGGTCGGGTTCCCCCAGTTGACCTCCTCCTCGGTTCCCGCGTAACCGACTGCAAGGAATCCACCCGTTGCGCTGCTCCCGACTGTTCCGCTTACAGATGTCGGAAGCGTGTAATTTATCGTATTGCCTGAAGTGCCAGAGAAACCAACATCTGAAACCGAGCCGAGCGCCAGGGTATCGCAGCCTGAAAACCTCGCGTAGGTTATCGACGACCTGCCGGATAACCCTGAGTAATTTATTGCATGCGCTGTTGAACCGCTGCCAACTGACACCCGCAGGAAGAGGAGGGCGCAGCCGGGGTCATTACCGGTGGACTCGGTCACAACCGCAGTAAATGCAGTCGAGGTGCCCGCTGCGTTAGTGTAGGTGATTGACGACGCTGCTGGTGGGTCGCCAGAGCTCCGTCCTGTCATTCCAATGACTAGCAAGTCATCGTCGGCGATGTTCGCTCCAGGTGTGAACGATCCCGAAGAACTCCCGAAAACCTGGACGCCGTCTTCTCTGACAATCGCCATTACGGCACCGTGTAGGTGATTACACCGCTCACCGTGCCGGGTTGGTAGGACTTGACCATTACGACCTGGAACGCTTGGCCCGCAGCGATTGAAATCTTGTTCGTCGTCGTGTTCGCAAGCCCTGAGTCTGTCACAGTTCCGGTAAGCGAATACGATCCACCGCTACCTGCGAGGTCATCGTAGCCCGACCCCCTGGGGTCTGTCGATTTGTAGGTATGCCCGTTGGCTAATGGGTTCGCTTGCCCGCTGCCCCACCACTTGTGCGCTAGATAACCCTCGATTGAAACCCTTATCGAGTTATTACCTCCGAGATACTGACTCACAGCCAACAGTTCTGGAATGTCCATGATCCCGTTGAATGTATTTCTTTGATCTGCCCCTTGGCTCATTCTATTGAACGTGAAACCGCCATCAAACCCTGTGACATTAAACAGTTGGGTTCCATCTACATACTCGCGAACCCGGTTAGCAGACCCATCACAAGTGATCATTCGTATTTCACCAGACGCAGGGAGATCAGTCGTCGAATCTTCTTTGTTCCCATTATCGTCGTACACACAACGCTTGGAGTTTTTAATCCCCCAGAATGCCTTGTCGTTTGTTGTGTTGCCCGTGTCGTAGTTTGCGATGATGGGACAGTTGTTGCTGCTTTGGGTTATTGTTTTAAGTACTGCGAAAATGGACCAGTCGGCAGAGTTCGTGAAGGTAAGCGCCGACCCAAGTGGCATGTACTCACTCGCTGCAAACTCACAGCCCGGCAACGAGTTCATCATCGTGGTGTTGTAGTTTGGACCGCTTGCGCTAGAACCAACAATGGCTGTCTGGGTTTCCCCATTCCTCCATGTGGTGATCGTGTCGTTGTTTGCAGGGCTGCCTGTGTTCAGCGTTCCGGGGGAGTTCGCATCTAAAGAGTAGAGGATGCCTTTGCCGAAAATTGACCGCGCTTTTGCGCCTGCGGTGAGTCCAATCCTGCCGTTGCCTTGGCCTGCTGATTTCTTCGCTGATACGCCAGTGACGGTCCACGCCGTGTCCCTGATAATCCTTGTAGTGGACTGAATCCCCATCTGCCCAATAATAGAATCACCGTCAAAGGCGTAATCCATCGTTGGCATATCGGCCCCTAAAAATGGGGGAGGCAGGAGCCCATGACCAACCGCCCCACCCCGGAACGAAAGACCTCGGTTATGCAGTCGCGGTCAAGGTCAGCGTGTATGTCACCGTCAGGGTGTCCGTGTTCAACAAAGTGACCGCAGTCATCGAGTTCGAGCCAGACCCAGAGTTCTGAGACCTTGCAGCCAGGACGCGATCCGCGACCGCATCGTCTACAATCTGAATGCAGTTGATCGTGCCCGTTCCGGTAGTCATGACGCACTGGATCGGCTTGCTGACCAGGACGACATCCCCGGTGGTTCCCGTAGTGTTCGGGGTGTTGTTTGAGAAGATCGTCGCGGGTCCAGTGAACCCGAAGAAGGCCGACGTACCGGAGCCAATGATCGCCGTGCCTGTGCCCGCAGTGAGGCCCGCTTCACTAGCCTGAACGGTGCCACCACCACCAGAGGATTCACCAGCAACAATCGCCACTGCTGCCGTGTCGCTGAAACGAACGTAGGCGGTCGTCGTTGCGGTCAAGCCAGTGCCTGTCCCGGCGCCAAAGCCCTTGATCATCGAAAGCAGGCCGTCCTGGGTGATTGCGTTTGGCCCGCTATGGTCCGTGACCTTGCCTGTCTTGCCGCACTGATGTTTTACGTCAAACCAACCCTTGGCAGTTATCCGAAGGCCCTCTAAGTCACTTCCCCCTTTTACGAGGTCAAAGCGGTCTCCTACGGAAGACTGTGGCATTTTATTGCTCCGTAACTTTCAAGGAGCCTTGAAGAAACTGAATCGTATCCCCATTGCTCACAACTCTTGATTGCCCTAAACCTTGCCAGTAAAGGAGGCTTCCTCCGCAGCTCCATCGTCGCCACGGTTCCCCCTTCTAGGTGCTGGCCGAGACGGCGGGAGGTGAGATCGCCGCCCCGGCCCGTGCGAAGAAGGTCATATCAATTCAGCGTGATCGTCAAATTCCCCAATGTGATCTTGGCCTGGTCTCCGTCGTTGATGGTGACCGATGATGTCAGGGCAGAATGGAACAGAATCGTGGCTGCCGTTGTGTTGACTGTTGATGTATTGCAGATCGCGAAGTGCGTCACTGTGCCCCAGTTGGCCGTGGCTGTCGTCCAGGTGATGTCGGCGTTGGTTGTCGCCGTTCTGTCTGTCGCGCCCTGGGCGGGAAATGCTGCCGCCAGGCCTTGTCTTGTGTACGCGGTGCCCGTGGTTGATACCTCACTTGAAGGCGTTCCGGCAGCACCAGGGTCTGCTGTGTGTAGCGAAATGAACAGGGCACCAGCGCCAGGCACGGCGCTGGCTGGGTTCAGTAGATAGTCCAGCACATCAGATGCGCCGGTCGCTGTAAAATCAGTCATCTACCCCCCCCTCTAGGTTAGTGTGTTCTTGATCGCGTACTGCCAGTATGCGGTGCCGACGTTCCGGCTAACCTTCACGCCATACTGGTGCATGTCACTGTTGAATTCCAAATCGCTACCCTCTGCGAGGGCTGTGATCTGGGGGGCCGTCTCCTCTTGCAAGATGAATGCCTTGCTCGGGGAGTCTGCCCTGAAGAGGTAAAACACAACCCCAGAGGCCAAACGCGGATTAACCACGAATGAAACATTGTATCCCGCAAGGTTCACAAGCGTATTCGTGCGGGAGGTTGAGCCATCGACAATCACAGAATTGGTGAGGGCGGCAGCTGTAACAGAGAAGAGGGCAGCCGGGACCATGCAGATGAATGAGCGGGCCTCTGTGTTCATCGGCTCGCCTTGATCGTCTTTGTATCCGAGGGCCTGCTCTATCGCCGCGATGACAGCGGTTTCCATTTCCGCGGCTGTCGGGGTCGCGCCAGCCATCGCCGGTACTAGTGCGTTATCCTGGTCTCCGCTATCACCTTCGTTGTGAGCTGTGCCGAAAAACGCAGAACCATCGTATCCGTTGCCTGGTGTGATTATCAGGTCGGTCAAGAGTTTGGTCCAGTGTTGCGATGCTCTGACCGCCAGCTCTGCAATCCTTAGTTGGACCTGGCCGGTCTTGTCTCGTCTAATCTCCTCGGTCAGAACTTCCAGTGTGCTCTCAAAGCGGCGATTTTTAATCGTGATGCCGTTCTCGCGGAAGCCCTTGGCGTTCCGGCCTCCAAGAAACTCCCTGAGCGGGCTTGTCATACCGAGCCACTTGTACTCCTCAGATGCCTGATTGCTACTGACGCGCATGCCTATTTGATCGACCCAGCCAGGAGGTGATTGTTCCTCGAGGGCTGTGGCCAGCCGTCCGATGATGGATCGCGAGCCAAGACCAGAGGCGCCGCCGGTGAAGTCTGCCATTTTTGTTTCCTTTCAGCCTTAGCGGCTCGCCAGTGCATCGGCCTCGAAGTAGACCATGCAGGTTGTACCTGTGACGTGGCGTAGAACCTTGCCGATGGGCATGTTCGTGCCTGTCGTCAGCGTGAATGTATTATCGTCGGTCGCAGCTAGTACGATCTCCCCGACGCTTGTTGCACCAGCGCCCACAACAGCCAACTCGACAACCCCGCGTGAAACCGTTCTCACTGTTTCACCGCCGGTGGCGGTCGAGACGATCCCGCGCAAGGCGAAGCCGGCAAATCCGGTTGCCCCTGTTCCATCGTATCCGCTGACAACGCCAGCCTCTGCCTCTAAACAGGCCCCCTCGAATACGGTGGTCGAAGCCGCAGCCGTGATGTCGTTTATGATCGGCTCGACGCCCGCCTCGTATGTGCGGGCAGTGTCCTTTGTGAGTACCGCCATCAAATTCCTCCGTTCGTGGGTCTGATCGAGCCGTTATCAACTCCGCGCCTGTAGGCGATGTAGAACTTCGACTCCCCAAACTCGGAGCGGAGGTCTGGGCTGGCGTTGAATTCCGATTCCCAGGTCTCCTCTGGGCTCGCCGGCGCCTCCTCAACTTCAACCTCTGAGCCCGCAGGGGTTGGCGCCGAAGCAATCAGGCCGGAGAGACGGTCAGCCATTCTGCCTTTAACATCAGACAGGAGGGCCTTCTGCGCCTCCTCGAGAGTTGCGCCGGACTCGATCAGCTGGGTGGTCAGTTCTTCCTGGCCGGTCAGCGAGGCGCTGAGGATCGCGGTGATGCGGTTCCTCTCCCCTGTGACGGCTTCGGTTGAATCATTAACGGCCTCGACCTCGCTGGCGACCTGCTCAATGGCAGCATCATCCGCAAGCTCGGAAGGCTCGACGAATTCGGACATCGGCTCCTCCTCGATGCTCGCCACGGTGAAGACCTGCGCCGATACCGTGGACTTATCCTCGTGCAATGCCACCGCGTCGGTGGCTTCGTCAGCGCCCAGAGCGGTAAATGTCACCTCTCTGAGCCATGATTTTCTGAAAATGTGGCCAGGCCCCTCCAGCGTTCTGCCATTTACCTCTGCTGTGGCATCAGCCGGGACCTTCTCGATGCTGTCTGGAGGAACGTAGACACTGGCCTGCCACGGAAATCCATCGCGAGCCATCGCCAGGACTTCTCGGCCAGCCTCCGTTGTCTCTGTGAACACGCCTTCAGCAACGATCCCCTCGGGGGTCTTCGTGATGCTGTCGGTATAGCCGACAATCTGTTGGGGGTCGTGGTCTCTCAGTGCCGGCTTTCGCTGCCGGCCAAGGCGCAACCCATCGAGGTCGATGGCGAAATTCTTCCAGTAGAAATGGTTGGGTATAACTCCACCTGAATTCGCCACCATACGGAATCTGGGCCGGTCCTTGTCATCTGCCAGCTCGAATCTGAAGGCGTCACCCTCGCCGGCGGTTAGCCTAAGCGCTGCTGTCGGGATGTCGATTTCCGATCTATTGTTCTCCACTAGCTGCCTCCTCTTCTGGGTTGGCTGGTGCTAAACCCATCGCCTTTTCTATTTCTGCCTGTCGGCGACGTTCCATCGCTCGTTGTTCAATTATCTCCTCCCAATCTCGGCCATACTGGGAGGCCGCCTCTTCTGCCAGCGTTGATACGCCAAGCTCGATGGCCGCTGCGCTTGCCTGTACCTCCTTCAACGGGTCCACCCAGGACCAGCCAGGTGGAACCCACCGGGTCCGCGTCAGCTGGAATTCCAGGCGGTCGAAGTCTGCGATGGGGATTTCCCCGCGCAGGTATGCCTCCTCGATGAGCATCTCGTATATCGGCTGGAGAAATCGCGTGGACAGGTAGCGCTGGTGCCGGCCAAACATCCGGCGGGCTTCAAGGAGGGCCGCCCGGGCCGATGAGTAATTTGTTTTGCTGAAGTCGTTGGTTACCAACTCGAGCGGGAGGCCGAGGCTTGCGCCTATCGCTCGTAGGTTCCTCTCGACGAATGGGTCGAAGGTGGCGCCTGTCGTTGTCGGATTTCCGAACTGGACCGATTCTCCCGGGTTCAAGTACTCGACCGTCCCCGGAGTGAGAGAATTAATTCTCTGGCTGTTCCGGGTTGTGTCTGCCCTGGAGATCGCCGCCGAGTACGGGTCATCCGTGGTTACAATCATGCTAAAACAGGCAGATACTCGCTCCCTGATCAGGGTGGCCTCCATGAAAGATCCCAGGTCGCGGAACGCGGTCAACGCCGGCGATAACGGCGGGACGCCGCGGGTTTGCCCAGGCCGCATCGTATTCATTAGATGCAAAATGTTCGGGCGGCCTGTTGGCGATTTCGCCGCGTAACGTCGCCATTTCCTCTTGGTCCTGCGTTCGTAAATGCCATCGCCAGGATGCGATACCCGTATCCAGTAGGCTAACGGCTGGCCCCGGCGTCCAAGCTCGATGCCGGCCCGGAGGTTCGCCCGACCGTTCGGGTTGTCGGCGCCGTTCTGGCTTTCGCAGCGGTCGGCTTCGATGACCTCGAGCGCCAATGCGTAGGGTCTGCCGACATCTTCGACCATCGTGGGGATGACAAACACCTCACCATTTGTGAGGAGTTGCCGAGCGACCAGCGCCTGTATGCCGTAGATGTCATCGTGGCCAGTCGAGTCGCATTTCTCTGCCCAGCGGCTCCAGGCTAACTCGCAGGCCCCACGGATATCTGACGCCTGGTCTTGGCTGACGCCCATTTCATCGGCGGTGGCCAGGCTCTGCGGTCTGATGCCGTTCCCGACTACGTTATCGACAAAGGACTGGGCGATGCTCGCAGCGTGGGGGTCGTTTCTGATTAGGTCTCGAGATCGCTCTCTCAGTGTGTCGAGTTCCGGGAGCAAGTCCGCATCGGCACTACCCGGGGACACGGTCCAATTGGACCGCGGGCGATTGTATGTAGCGCCTGTGTATGACGAGAACTTGTCCGCTGCCGCCGCCGCATCGCGGGCCAGCTGCCGGCGCAGCGCTCGCGTCGGCGATACCAGGCCAATCGCCCCATCGATCATTGTTTGCAGTGTTTTGGTTAAATTCACAAGGGTGTCGTGGTTCCGCCAGACGGCGTCTCGAAGTCGGTGAAGTTCCGCATCCCTCCGTGGGATGCGGCCTGCTGTTTCAGCAGGTCTTTTCTCAGCGTTATCAACTCGCTGAAGGTGTAGCGGGCAACTGATCTGCCGTTTATCTCATACTCGCGACAAGCGCCGCCGGTGATTATGGCATCGATGGCGTCATCGATCTGTTGGATTCTCGTGGCGATTGCTGTGGCCATGCGTCTATCTGACCGCTTGGAGGGATGTAATTACTAGCCCTCTGGTCCCGGTTCGGGAATTTGTTCAACCGACATAAACCGTAGGCTGCAATCCCGGCAGCGATGGTAACGGATCCTCCCCCGGGTGCCCTCGTGGTCATAATTCCTGGTCCTACAGTCCGGGCAGATTATCGGGACGAACTGAACCACAGGGCGGCGGTCGGGATCGTTGCGATGGTTGCCGAGCCAGCTCATTTGATCCAGCCTCGGCGCTGCCCGTCGCCCCCGCCGGTGACCCAGCCACCCGCCCGCTGGCGATGCTGGTCATCTCGGATAAAGGATGCCCCGTCTGCCGGGCGCCTGGGCTGCTGTTCGTCGCCCTGCGTCCCATCTTTGAGTGTGTACACAGCGAGCATGTCCGCGGCGGCGGTGGCGTAGACCTCGCAGTCCAGCCAGTGGTTCGGGCCGCCTCCTGGTTTCGGAACCCATTCCGACTTGGTAAGGCCGGTCTGTTTGTTGCGTTTCAAAATCTTATGCTCGGCAGTGACTTGGCGTAGGTAATCCTCCCCCGGATCGCGGTGGAGGCGCCAGGCGCCAGGTTGGTCATCTGGTGTGCCCTGTAACCTGACAAGCTTGTCCTTGAAGTGTGAGGTATCAACGTGCCAGAGGCGGACAGAACCGCGGATGGGCGCCCCGCCGAAATCCCTGTCAATTTTAACCGCCCGGATGGGGACGCTGGCCATCCGTTGCTGGCCTTTTACTGGTCGCGCTAATTCTAACCATTCACGGCAAACCCGGTAAACCTCATCTGTCCGGTAACCCGAATCGATGCAGGTCAATCTGACTCGGTGTTGCCCACCGCTGGCGCCGGGGAAATCCCCCTGGAAGACGTGCCTGATGAGGCCCTCCCAGGTCTCTATCTGTCCGGCTTCGATTAACCATGAGCGCTCGCCGTAACCCCAAGCGCGTATGACGTAGTAGAAACTGTCTGCCTGGACATCGACGCCGGCGGTCAGGACCACAGCCCCATCGGGCACCGTCCCCCGTTCGTAGCTGTCTGATCGAGCTGCCAACGCCTCCGGGTCTATTTTTTCTGCCTGTTCTTCCCAGACGTATCCGAGCCAGCTATTCACGAAATTGAGAAGTAGCGGGACATTGTCTTTGGCCTCGAGGAACTTGGCGGCAACGTCCGACCACCCGATCCAAGGTGAATACATGCAGTTGATTCTGAACCCTCGATGGCTGACCGGCTCAATTCCGCGAACCGTTCCATCGCGTCCAACTTTCTTCCCCTCTGGAACCCAGACGCCGGCCCGCAACATCCGCGGCTTTTCGTTGTCTGCGATTTCTGACCCGCACTCGATGCACCGGTAGACCGCAAGCCTGTGGTCGCGGATGCGTGCGGGGTCTCGCTCATCTTCAGGCCAATGGATCGCCCTGAACTCGAGAGCTTGGAATTCCTGGCAACGCGGGCAGGGAACGTAGTAGAGGCATTGGTCAGACTTCTCGAACTCCCGCCAGATGTAGCCATCTCTGGTGGTCGGGGTGCTAGTCAGGACGATCTTCCGATTCCAGAATGTCCGCGTTCTTTCAATCGCCAGCGCCACCGGGTCAGCCTCGCGCCCAGAAAACGCCGGGTATTTGTCAACCTCATCAGCGAAGAGGTAGCGAATGGGACGTGACGCCAGGTCTGCCGGGGAGTTGGCGCCGGCGAAGTACAGCATCGAACCTACAAACCTGATCTCCTTTTGCCGGTTGTCTGATTTTTTTTCACTCAAGTGCCGCTTTAACCGCTCACAGCTCTCGATCATTGGTCTAACCCTGCGGGTAGACATCGAGATGCAATCGTCCTCCCGTGGCATGACCATTAATGCTGGGCCTGGGTCCTGGTCTATGGAGTACGCGATGGCATTAAGAATGGTTTCGGTTTTACCGACTTGGGTCGAGCTCGCGATGATTTCGAGTGGGGGCGGCGATCTTTCGACCGCCGCCCCCACTACGCTATGGTTATCTGCTCCACCTGTGGATCGGAGAAGGCATTCATTATCCCGCGCAAATAGGGGGTGCGGTCGGTTGACCACTGGCCCGCTTCCGCGCTGGTTAGCGCGTGAAGGACGCGGTGAGAATCAGCCCAACCGCTGACGGTGATATCCTCAGGCGGGGTCCAGGCCAGCGCCTCGAGCTTTGACCACGGCTTCAGCTTGGTGGATGTTTGGTTTTTCGAGGGCCTGGTGGCGATCACTCGGTCCTTTCCGGTTGCAGGGGGTGGGGAATCACCCTCCTGGGGTATCGAGCGGCGTTAGGTGTGAATGTACCGAATACCCCCCACAAACGCCACAGGAATGCCGATCTGTGAGGGCGCTGGCCAGCGCCGCCGGTAGCGAAAGCCCACAGGGGCACAATTCCAGATAAATTCAATGTTTCCACTTACGGAACTGTTCCGACTTCGGTAGTATTAAGTTGTTGGCCACGGGGGTCAGCAAAGGAAAGAAGGAACGAAAATGACGAACGAAAACAAGCCGGGGGGGGCGAATGATTTACGACGACGATGAGAAGGATTGGGATCAACTCGACGATGTGCCGTGGTGGGGTGTGGTTTTTGTGGTGCTTGTCGCGGGCTGGGTGGTCGCCCGCGGGGTCTGGAGGCGGATGGCGGATATCGCGTCCGCAGGGAAGGGGGGGCGATGAAACTGATGACCACCAGGGAGGCCGCCGATCAACTCGGGGTCACTGATAGGTATATCCGGCACATGTGCGCTAATGGGGTCATGGGCCTCCGGGTCGGCGGGCGCTGGTTGCTCACCGGTGGTGACCTCAAGCGCTACCGGAAGAATCATCGCGGACCCGGTAGGCCGCCGGCCTGACCGACACCTCACATCGGCCACGCCTTTCTCCTCGGAAGCGATCCACCATTTCGAGGAGGAAGGCCGTGCCGTATGTTCCTCGAGCATTATTCCAGCCCCAGATTACTAGCCTGCAATTCTCCGGTGTGTAGCCACCGTGGCGGTCATTTCTATCTATTGATGGCGCCCGGGGGTGCCGCCCTCCCTCTGGATGCCGCGACAACTCCAGCGCCATCCCCGTTTCCTGGCAGACACCGGTGGCCAGGCGGTCCTCGATCCAGGCCCGCGTCAGCGTGATCTGGACCCCCTTCCGTCTTGCCCGCTTGCGAGCACTCGATAGCAACTCAGTGGCTCGCCCCCGCACGGATTGCCTTCGAGCTCGCTGGTATTCCCTGCTCTGCGATGTTGCTGTTCGACCCCTGCGGGAATAGCTCGCCCTCTGCCTTGCCAGGACTGCCGCCCGGTTTTTCCTGTAATAGACTTTGTAGTAATCAGCGATGCAGCCCGCACATCGCGTGTTCCGTTTTCTTCCGCGCCCCTTCCAGTGGAATGCTGCCGGCGGCAGGTGTTCCCCGCAGCTGGAGCATTCCCGAAGCGAGCCCCCCCATTCATCTCTGTCAGGCATCACCCTTTGCTGGGGGTTCTGGTGGCCGGAACTCCAGCCCGGCCCTGTCAAATTTCCACCCAGGAGGAACATCCAGCGTGTCGGCTATACCCTGGATGTAGGCATTGACCGCCTGGGCTTGAGCATCATGCTGGGATAGCCGTGCCTCTATACAGATCGCGAGTGATTCAGGAACAGCCACCGTCTTGTACCTGTGGGGGCGTTTTGTGTTCTGTTTCATTTTCCCATCATCCACTCGACTGCCAACCAGACCAGGCCGCAAGCCGCCGAGATACAGAGAAATTTAATCGCCATGTCCAGAAACGCATCAAACGCTTGGCGCAACTTCATCGGATGTCCCTTTGGCGGCGTAGTAAGCCCTCGCGGCAGAACGGGTCTCGTTCAACCGCGCAGATGATGCGGTGACCAAGAGCCCGCGAGCCGAGAACTCCTCCACCAACGCCAGCGAACAATGCCAACTCATTCATCATCCTCCCTCTCGATGGTGGCTTCGCTGACTCGCCAGACGCCACTCTGTAGGTAATCTGTGAGGTATTCCCGGCGAACCCCATCACCAACGTCGCCGGCTAGTACTGAGAAAATCGAACCGAGCCACCGGCCAAACTTGCCGCGGCCTCGCT